ACCTCACCCTTGGTGTCGGACAGGGTGAGCAGGGTGTTGATGTCCTCCAGGACACGGGTGACCCCGTTGACATTGTGCATGATAAACTTGCCAGCCTTGAGGGCCGCCTCAAGCTCCGCCTGGGTATAGTCGGTGTCAACGGTCAGCTCACCATCATACTTGTAGTTGGTGAGGGACTTGTTGACGGCCACACCGGCCTGGGCACCAGTGACCCAGTAAACCAGGGCGTTCTTGTCCACATCGGAGATGGTGGAGTGGGTCACCTCATTCCACACGCCGATCACGCCCTCATAGTCAACGGTGGAGGGCTGCCAGGCCACAAGCTGGAATTTAGCACCCACCTCATCACGCATACGCTCAGTATAAGATGCGTAGAGCTTGACGATGGTGGCATCAGAGGCCGGGCAGCAGAGCGTATTGAAAGAATACGCCTCGATCTTGTCCAAAAAGCTCTGGTGACTGTCACCAGTGATGCCGGTGACATCGGTGCCGCCGGTCAGCGGAGTGCCCGCCGTGGCTGCCAGCTCAAGGCCCTTTTTCCAGGTCACATAGTCATTGGCAGTCAGGTCCGTGGCCTGGGCCACCGTCTGGGTGTCCACACAGGTGCCGTCCAGGTAGGTGCTGACATCCCACAGGCTCTCATCATCCACATTGGCCGCAATGACAATGGTGATGTCATTGCCCCGCACACCGGGGTACTTGGCGTTTGCCAGGGCGCAGGAGGCCGTAGAAGCCCCGGAGCCCAGGCGGTAGCAGTAGACCGTGGTGGCGTGCAGGAAAATCTCCCGCAGGGCCAGCAGTTTGTCACTGTCATAGGAGTAGCCAAAGATGGCCTTGCTGTTCTTCTGAAACTCCCCGGAGGTGACAGCAAACACCTCATTTTCAGGGCCCCAGCTCAGCATAAAAGGAGCCGCCGCATATCCTCTGTCAGACAGAGTAGCGGAGGCCTTAGCGATGCTGGAGAAATTGATATAGCTGCCGGGCAGGACCTTGTTCTGGGTCAGCCAGATGCCGCCGCCTAAAGCCATATTATCTCACCGTCCCTTTCATAAAGTTCTCAATCAGCGTGTCCACCTCTTGCAAGGTGTAGCTTTTGCCGTCCTCCAGCAGGGCGCTGATTACATCCCGCCGGTTGGCATATCTCTTGGAGGCCGCAAGCTGCTCTTTGGTGAACACAGCCGCCGGGGCCTCCTGGGCATTGGTCTTTGCCATAGCCTTATCCCTCCTGTTTGATAGTCAAAGTTTCCATCATGTCCTGCTCCTGCTGGATGTAGACGAAGTGGTCATAGCTCACGATCATGTGCAGCACATCGTCTGTGACATTCCAGTCCATGCTCCGGGCATGGATGAGGTCCCCCTGTGGCGTGGTGATGTCCCCCAGGACCAGGGTGAGCCGGTGGGCCATATCGTAGCACTCCGCCCGCCCCTCCTTGGGGTAGTAGATCACATCCACTGTGGGGGTCCGCCGGTATCGCTGGCCCACCTCTTTGGCGTTTCCAGCGCCGGGCATGATGACATTGAGGTCACCGGGTATCAAGCCCTGTTTGACCTCCCCGCCGTGCACCTGCACATCCGGGAAAGCGGCGTGCAGCGCAAGGCTCACGCCGTCATAGATGCTGTTGAAATTGATCTCAGACATTGAAAACCTCCCGCAGCATAGCCTCCAGCTTTTTCTCAATGACCGCCGGAGCGATGCGCTCCAGGTCCTGCTCAGACAGGGTGAGGAAATACTGTCCATTCACCCAGCCCTTGCCGCCCCGTGTGCGGTGGCCAAACTCCACATAGCTGGCATACCCCACCGGGTTGATGACCTCAATGGTGTATGTGCTGCCGGTCTTTTGCACCGGCAGGGATGCCGCATAGGCCTCTCCGCTGCTTTGCTCTTTCTTGCCGGTCCAGCCCCGGCGCAGGGTGCCGCCCTTTTTCCCGCTTGCCTTTGGGTATTGGCCCACCGGGGTGCGGGGGATGACCAGCGCCAGCAGCCGGGCGGCAAGTTCCTTGGAGGCATCCACACAAAACTTGTCCATGTCCACCTGCTGGAGCTTGGCCAGATTGTCCCGCAGCTTTTGGAGCTGCTTATAATCGCAGTTGCCCCATCTTGCCATTAGGCCCACCCCTCAAACAGCTCCAGCGGCACCTCCTGGTGAGCGTCAAACACAGCGGGCTTGTCGCTCCGCTCATAGTCACGGGTCACACCGTTCTGGGTGACCGTGATTTTGGAGCCGTCCGGGATGTCCACGGAGGGGTCAATGTACAGGGTCACGGACTGGGCCACCTTTGCGGCCTCACTCTCCGGCTCTGTGGTCTTGACTGAGGTGTAGGAGATGCGGCATGGGGCATCCTGTACGGTCACCTGCTCCACCTGTTCTGTGCGGCCATTGGCGGGGTTGAGTTCCCCCACCAGCACAGTGACCGTGGCTGTGCCCTCCCACAGGCTCTGCACGGCCTTTTTATATCCGGCGGGTAATTTCACCACCGCAGCCTCCTAAACGCCGCCAGGGAGCTCTCAGGTGGGTTCCTGAGCGTTTCCAGCAATGCGTCAAAGCGTGCCTCTGCACTGCTGGCACCATCGCTGGCCCCTGCATAGGTGATGGAGACATCACCCTCTGTGATGCCTTTGACCGGGGCGGAGAAGTCAAAGCCCTCCACACCGTCCAGAGCACCGGCGGCTTTTTTGTCATAGAGGTATTGACCGGCCACCATATCAACCAGGGTGTAAAAGAGGCCATCCGGCAGCACCTTATGGTTGATGTCTGCCAGGATGGCCGTCTCACACTTGCGGGTGGTGTACTCAAGGCCGGTTTTGTCCTCATCGGTGACCTTGTAGCCCAGCATGGCCAGCCGGGTTACCACGGCCTCATACACGGTCATGGAGCGTTACCTCTTAGCCCTTGGACTTGATGCGGCAGATGGCAATGGCCTTGTCCGCAATGTAGGAGCGCTCCGCCTCCGCAGTCTCACCAGAGTGCACCAGGTCCCAGTTGGCACCGTTGGCCAGCTCCGTGTCCGTGGGAGAGAGGGTGGCCTGGCTCTTTTTCTCATAGGAGATGCCAAAGGGCGCAAACACCTTGCGCTGGCGGGTGTAGAGGGTGTCCTGGCCGCCGTTGGTCTTGGGGTCACGGTTCATCTCATAGGGCACCTTAGCGCCGATGTCCTCATAGCTGATAGTGCCCTCACCCAGGACATAGCTGGTGTAGATGGTATCATCGCCGCTCACCTCGGTGGGCATACCGTCATCAACCACCACCAGCTTGCCGTTCCAGGAGTACAGGGTCAGGTCACGGGTGATGCCGTCCTTGTCGGTGTACTTGAGAGCGGTGAGCAGGTTGAGGTTTTCCAGGTTGGTGGCCGGGACAGAGTGCATGAAGATCATAGCAAACTTTTTCTTGCGGTCCCCACAAGCCTGGGCGGTGGCGCTGTTCAGCGTGGTGGCCTCCATAGGGCCGTCCACCTCAAAGGTGTGCTTGGTCACAAACTCAGCGCCCTTGGTGCTGGTCATGGCAAAAACGCCCTTGAGGATGGCCAGGAGGGTGTCCTGGTCAATGTCCTGCCAGTAGTCCACCACCTGCTGGGCCACATTGTTCATGAAGTCCTGGCCGCCGGTGATGTCAAAGGAGAAGTCCTTTTCCACCCACGCCTTGGCACGGCCGATGACCACCACGCCCTGCTCAAAGGTCTTGGTGCTGGTGGCGGTGATGTCGGTCTGGCCGTCATAGTTCACAGCGTCACCGTCCAGGAGGCCACGCATAGCGATGCGGGCATAGCCGGTGCCGTCCTGGGTGGTGAACACGGCCCGGATGTCCGGGTTACCGGCCAGCACCTTGGACTTGCGGATCTCGTTGAGGCGGGTGCGGGGGATGCGGTCCGCAATGTACTTAAACGCCTCCGGGTTGAAGCTCTTAGCATCAAACTTGCTATTAGGCATAATCAATTCATCCTTTCTTACTCAGTAGTTTTGGCCTTGGAGCTTTTCTTCTTGGGCTCCTGGGCCTCATTGTTGGTGTCGGCCTCCTCAGCGGGGGCCTCATCGTTGCCGGAGTTCTCCGGCTGGTCCTGTGCAGCGCTCAGGCGGACCATGACCTCCTTGGTGATGGCCTCAGCCAGGTCATCCACGCTGGGGACATTCTCCGCCATAAACTGCACAATGGCCTCCTGGGTGCGGGGCAGGCCCGCCACGGCCACGCCGGTCAAGCGGCTGGCCAGGTTTCGCAGCCCCTCCTCAAAGGAGACTGTGCGGGGTTTCGTGATGTTCTGCATTGTCACACCTCTTTCATTCGTCCAGCTTTGCGCCGGGGTTCTGGGCCAGGTACTCAGTCAGCTCAGAATAGGACATCTCAGATGTCTTTTTCCCGCCGCCGGGCTTGCCCCCGTCACCATTCTCACCGGGTTTCCAGCCGCTCCGCTGGGGGTTGCTGTCCCCAAAGAGAAAGTCCGTGGTGGTGTCCTTTTTCAGGGCCTCCACCTTGGCGGCCAGGGTGACGGCGTTCTCACCGTCCTTGCCAGTGACCTTGCCGTCCACGATCTTGGCCCCGGTCAGGAAGTCCGCCAGCACAGCCTTGACGGCGGTGTTGTTCTTGGACCCGGCAGCAGTGAGCTCCGTGTCCACGGCAGCCATCAGGCGGACAGTGGCCAGCTCTTTCTCATAGTTGGCCTTGTCGGTCTTGTTCTGCTGGGTCAGGGTGTCAATTTGCTGCTGGAGGGCGGTGTTGTCCCCGGCGGCCTTTTTCAGCTCGGAAAGCTGAGTGTCACGGGTCTTGATGGTGTCGTTGAGCTGAGTTACCTGAGTTTCCAGCTCCGTGACACGGGCGTTTTTCGTGTTGAAGTCAGCACGGGCCACAAAACTCTTGCCGATCTCCTGAGAAACAGCCGTGTCAATTTCGGGGGTGTAGTTGTCCCCCAGGATGATTTTCAACCATTCCAGTGCCATGATGTTTACCTCCTTGTTTTCCACTATCCTTGTTATTCCGGCCAGTCCCGGTGTTGTGGGCCCCTCTTGTAGTCCGCCGGGCCAGCGGTATTTGGGTATGAAAAAAGCACCGTGCATTTTCAGCACGATGCTTTTAACAACATATTGGGTTTTACAAAGCCAGGAGTTTCCGCACAGTTTCCTGGTCAGAGATTTCAAACTCCCAGCGTTCCGGGGACAGTTCAGCGGATGCCGCCCCGTAGATCAGAAACGGCACAATGACATCATCCTTGCGGGGAAGTTGGAGCGCAAGGTCAAATGACATCAGCCCTCGGATTTTTTCCTCTGCCATTCCCTCATCCATATCCGGGTCAGGGCAGATGATAACGGAAAAGTGCGTTCTTTTTTGCCGGATGCTGCTGCCTCCGATGGTGGGCACCTCCACGCTGTCCTCGTAAATCTCAATTACGGGCACAGCGCTCCCCACACGCATACGCTCATGGTGGACAACAGCGAAAACCTCACAAGCCACGCCTGTAATTGTTTTCTTGAGTGTTCTACTACGGTTCACAAATCACCCCTCCTCCGCAAGATATGTGAGTAGGTCTTGGATTTCCTGAGCCTTGGCGGTCCATTCCTGCCCAGGGGCCAGTGAGTTCATAAGGAGATCAGATAAAAGCTCCTCATCCTCAGCGGTGAGAAAACTGTCATCTTTGGCCCCATGAGGGACTTTGACCCCCGCCTCCCGCAAGAGGTCAAGCTGTTTTTTATTCAGTTCCATCTTGTTTCCCTCCATACTTTTTGCGGGTACGCTTTCCTGTTGGCCATGTGGTGATAACGGTGTCCGTGTCGGGGTTATATGCCACGGTTGCCGCATTTCCAATATACTGGACAGATGGCTCATTCCGTTCGTTATACTTCACATCGGTTATATGCAAGGGGTGGAGTAGAGCGTCAATAGCTGCATCTGCGCCCACCGTTCTTGCCCCGGCTTGGTCAAGAAAATGGTCCTTTAGCCCGGCAACAATGCTGCCATCGCCTGTTTTCAATCCGATTATACCACCCCAGCCGGTTTTGGGCAACACATAATCCTTTTTCCACTGGTCAAAGGTAGTATTGGCCGGTATTTTGTGGGTGCTGCCGTCCTCATCACGGGTCCAGCGCTCACCCAGGTCCTCCATATCGGCAAAGTAGGGGCAGGTGCAGCAGCGGCACCAGGGATGGAACGGGGGAGCGGTGAGGCCCACCTGATACTCAGACATTTTGAACACTTTGCCGTCCAGCGCCCCGCAGAGCTCACAAGTGTCATGGTCAAAGCTGGCCACAATCTTATATTGCTCCACACCCAAGTCCTCAAAGCAGTCTTTTTGACCGGCGCTGGAGAAATAGGCGCTCTCTGTCATCACCAGGCGGCCAGCTTTGGCCCTGGACACATCAAACTGCTTGGAGATGGCTGTAATGGCCCTGTCCGGGGCCTCACCCCGTATAATCATCTGGGTGAGCTGGGTGTTGACGCTGTTGACCAGGCTTTGCTTGTTGGTCCAGCAGCGGTCACGGAAAGTCTGGCCGTCCGCTGTCCACGGTCTGGAAAGCACCTTTGCAATGGTATCCTCATTGAGGCTCTGCATGGTCCAGCCCACACCCAGGCCCTTTTGGACCTCAAAGGCGGTGTGATAGTAGCTGCCGGTGTACATCTGCCGGGCGGCAGCGTCCACATAGTCCAGTTGGTTGGAGTAAAGCACCTCAGCCTGTTGCTGGATTTGCAGCTTTAGGGCATCCAGACGGGAGATGTGCACCCGTGCGCTGGCGTTCTCAAGCTGTTTCATCCAGGCCCCGTCAAGGGCATTTTGCTGGCCATAGGCGATATACTCACCCACGGACCACTGAAACTCCTTGAGCTCCCCGCTGTTCAGCAGCCGCTTGGCCTCTGCCAGGGTGATCTCATTATTTTGGGCAAAGCGCTGATACCACACGGACATCTGCCGCTCAATCTCAGCCTGGGCGGCTGTGAATTGCTTTTCCAGGTTTTCCACATAGGAGTATGACTGGTCCTGGAGGGCATCCTCCATGTTTTTCATGCGCTGGGCCCAGTATGCAGCATTACTCTGTCTGGCCATCGCCCTCACCGTCCTTTACGGGCGGGTCCTGCTGGCCGCTGCCGCCGGTCTGCCGGTTTTTCTCAAAGGCGGCCCGGTACGGGTCAGCGGCCTGGGCCTCCTCCTGCTCATCCTTGATGCGCTTGAGCTCCTGCTCCGGGTCACTCACCCAGGGGTGCATTTTCACAATAGTCTCATTGGACAGGATGCCCACAGAGTTCTTGCAGTTGTTAATAGCCTCAGTCTCATTGATGAGCACATCCCGGTCAAAGATTATCTTGACCTCTGTGCCGTCAAAGCTGCCCTTGCCGGTGTTGGCAAGGTGCTGATTGACAAACCACAGCAGCTCCTCCATCGAGGCCTGAAACTCCATCTCAATGCCGTTGGCATCCAGGTCAATGTCAGAGTACATACTCTGTATGTTCATCTGGTTGGGGTTGCCACCCATGCGCTCATCCTTGGCATCATAGCCCCTGGCGTTCTCAATGATGGCATCCTTGAGCAGAGACAGCAGCGCCTTGTAGTTTTCGCTGTTGACCTCCAGGCTCAGGGTGTCCACGCCGCCCTCACTGCCGTCATAGGAGCGGACCTTGATGGCCCCGTACTCTGCCAGGTTCCGGCGGAAAGCCCCCAGGTCCTCCCCGTCATAGTTCTTGATGACCAGGATGGTGCTGTGGATGTCCTCCTCCATCTGGTTGGCGAAGTTGGAAAGCACATCGTTGTATGCGTCCTGTAAGCACTTCACCCTGGATAGGAGGGGGATTTCGTGGTGAGAGCTCTTAAAGCAAATCAGGGGGATGCGGTCCCAGTTGTAGCCGTGCTCCTCACCCGTGCGGGGGTCCGTCTCAGTGATGTATGGGCCAGAATAGGCCTCCGGGTCCGGCTCCAGGGTGCCGTCATCCCGGCGGATGAAGCAGTCCACGCCGCCGCCGTGCATGACCTCCACCTTGACCACATCCTTGGCCTGTTCGCTCTCATCGTACTCCAGGACCACATAGACATGGACGGCACAGTCCAGGAGGGTGTGGTCAGCGTCTGCCCAGAACGGCAGCACCTCATCC